ACAGGATTTAAGGTTGGAGATGTTGATGTAGATGGAACAATTAATTTTGGGGCAACTATAAAAATTAGTGGTAAACCAGTATTAACGATTACACCGCAAGCATAGGGGTGATTAAATGAAAGTTAAAGTATTAAGAAAATTTGAAGATTTAAAAGAAAATAAGCTAAGAATAGCAGGGGACACTTTTGTGGTGTCCCAAGAAAGATTTAAAGAAATAAATTCAACTAAATATGGAATTTTGGTTGAAGCAGTAGAAGAAAATAAGTAGTCTACTGAGAAAGTTAGTGATATAGATGATTAAGAAATTATTATTACCTATAGTTAAATTATTAAATAAAGCATTATACAAAATAATCAGAATTATGAAAGGATAAAAATATGAGTTATTTTCCAATAAAACTTGATAAAATAAGAAATCTAAAATTTGATATGCGTGCTATTAACCGTATAGAAAAGAAATATGGTAAGCCTTTAATGAAAATTGAGGGAATGCAAGACGGAATGCTTACTATGGATGAGACTGCTACTATAATTTGGGCAGGATTAGCGCATGAAGATAAAGAGTTGACTCCAGATAAAGTTATGGATTTAATAGATGACCATTCAAATTTGAGGGATGTATCTAAAGAGATGTGGAAAGCATTAAATAGCGCATTTGGTGCAGATGAAGAAACAGAGGTAACGGAAGAAAAAAACGAGTAAGCGGCGGTGAGAATATACCTTTCACTGTCAAAGGTGCAATGAAACTTGCTGCCACAATAGGAATACCAGTATCTGAGTTCTGGGAAATGACACTTGATGAATTAAATTTGTATGCAGAAATGTATTTTGATAAGCAAGAGAAGGAATTTAAACAAAAATTATCTTTAGAATACTGGAACGCAATGTGGACTATACAATGGTTAGGCAGGAAATCACAACATCCTAGACCCCTTGATGAAATACTAGACAGTTTATACAAAGAAAAGGAAATGATGACTGATGAAGAAATGCTAAATCAAGTTAAGGTATTAAATAGATTATTTGGTGGAACTGTAACAACTTGTAATTCTTAAGGATATTTTATATTATAAAAGTATAAAATATTATTAGGGGTGATAATATGGGATTGTATGGTTCGCCAGATACAGGGAATTTGTATAGCGAGAAGAAAAAAGAGAAAAAAGAAGGCTATAAACCGCAGAAAAATATATGGTTTTGGGTAGTTGTCGTTATAGTAGATATAATAATGTTTTTGGCATCAGAAAAAGGTATAGACGATATTCTAACTCTTGTAATATTAGATAGTATAATTGTATTTGGAATATCTTTTGTAAGTTTAATTGCAAATTTAGTGAAGAAAAGGAAAATAGGAAATGATATAAAATTTATTGGTATAAGCGTATTAGTATTTTTTATATTCATAATAATTTTAGGCACTCTTTAAAGAGTGCTTTTATTATGCCTAAAGGCAGGTGATAACATGGCAAAGTCTAACTTTATAGTTAGAGGTGGAGCTGATTTCAACCCTTTATATCAGGAATTGAATAAAAGCCAAAAACGATTAAAAGGTTTCAAAAATAATATAAATGGTACTTTTAAAACAATAGGCAAACTAACAGGATTAGCAATTGGAGCAAAGGCTCTTGTGGATTTTGGAAAACAATCAATTCAAGTAGCATCGGACTTGACCGAAGTACAGAACGTAGTAGACGTAACTTTTGGATCTATGGCCAAAGAGGTCAATGAATTTGCAAGTTCAGCCACTAAAGAATTTGGTTTATCGGAACTATCGGCGAAGAAATTTACATCTACAATGGGAGCAATGCTAAAGAGTTCTGGTATATCTGGAACACAGGCTAAAGATATGTCTATAGAGGTAGCAAAGCTTACTGCAGACATGGCCAGCTTTTATAATTTAGATCATGATGAAGCTTTTACAAAGATACAATCAGGTCTTTCAGGTGAAACTGAACCTTTGAAGAGACTTGGAATTAACATGAACGTTGCTAATTTAGAGGCTTACAATTTATCGCAGGGAATAACTAAAGCTTGGAAAGACATGACGCAAGCAGAGCAGGTGCTAACGAGATATAATTACCTGATGCATGTATCTGCTGACGCACAAGGAGATTTTGCAAGAAACACAGGAACATGGGCGAATCAAACTAAATTACTAAAAGAGCAATGGCAAGAGTTCATGGGACTGATAGGAAACGCCATTATTGAGGTCTTATTACCATTTGTAAAAGCTCTTAATAAAGTCTTGGAAATAGTAAATAAAGTATTGCATAAGATAGGCGAATTATATTCTGCAATAACTGGCAAGAATCTTGTAGCTGAATCTAACAGTGCAATAACAGATACAGCAGATGAAGCTGCAGATTCCGAAGTAGATCTTTCTAAGGGTATAGACAAAGCTTCTAAAGCCGCAAAACGAGCACTAGCACCATTTGATGAACTTAATGTACTTCAAGGAGGTTTAGCCAATGGTGACGGACTAGGTGGAAGCGGATTAAATGTTGGTTCTATTGGAGGACTGACAAGTGATATATCCGAAGCAGGAAGCGGAGTAAAAGGACTTAAAAAGGAGTTTGAGGACTTCTTTTTTATACTGGATAATTTTGATAAAAGGGGTTTCTTTAAGGAGCTGGTAAAGGCTCCCGAAGTTGAACAAGCTACGGTTCCGGTTTTAGATGATAAGGAATTTCAAACTTCAAAGCAGAGATATTTAACACCTGTTCCGGCACCGTCTTTTTCTCCTGCATTTGCTCCAAGAATGGCATTAGAACAATACTTACAATCTAAAAGTCAGTATCAAGAAACTGTAAAGGCTCCCGAAGTTGAACAAGCTACGGTTCCGGTTTTAGATGCAGAGACGTATTTTGTACCTTCTTTGGAGGGTGCCAAATTAAGCTATTTGTTAGCAAAAGAATACATCAAAGCCATAACGGTTCCTATTGTGATTCCGTCTATCGATACAGAAACCTATTTTATTTCTTCTTTGGAAAATACTAAATTGAACTATCAAACGGCGATAGAGTATATAAGGGGTATAACGGTCCCTACGCTTTTACCCGTGGGGATAGCTTTTGCCACTTTGTTTAGCGGAATTTCAACAAATGCTGCTGAATGGAAGCAAAATTTAATAACGCAGTTTGGTGAATTAGTTACAAATATTTCCTTTAACGCAGGACAGTTAAAGGAAGCGGTGGTGCAAAATATAGCAGAGTGGACAACATCAACGCAGGCATCTATAAGTAAATGGGGAATAGCTGTAGCGGCGGCAGGTTTAGCAGCGGCGACAAATTTCACTTATAATTTTAATGAAGCGTTAAACACAACCGCAAATAACATTTCTGATTGGATTAATACTACGAGCGGAAATATCGCAGAGTGGGGAAGAGGTATGCTATCGACGGCTGCAGAAACAGCAAGAGGCATAGTAAAGAATATTTCAAGTGGACTTGAAACAGCGTGGATGAATTTTAAGAACGCTTTATCTGCTATGGGAGAAAAAATTAAAGGCAGTTTCCGACCAAATTACGGCATAAGTACAGTTGAGACTATAGGCATTACAACTTCGATAGTAGGAAATATGTTTAAAGCTATGTCGGGGAATTTTAAAACTTTAGGAGTGCCCGGTTTAGCCACAGGAGCCGTAATCCCGCCAAACAGTGAATTCTTGGCTGTCCTTGGAGACCAGAAATCCGGAACGAACATAGAAACGCCGGAACGATTGCTAAGACAGATTGTAAGAGAAGAACTTGGGGGCGCAGGGCGATATCAAATGCCTGACACGCAAATAAATATGTATTTAGATGATGATATTATAGGCAGAGCTGTAGTCGCGTGGATAGATAAACAAGTTGCTCGTTCGGGCGAATTGCCATTTTCATTAGGAGAGCTCTAAGATGATTTTTCCGCATTTTAGAGCTCTCAATACAAATCATCTTTGAGTTCGTTGTCATTTTCGGCATGCTTATTTAACTTAGATTTAACGTCGCTTTCAATTTTTCCGAAGTCTACTGTCTTAATGTATTCTTTGAATTCGGTATAGTCCTTCATATGCAGCCTCCTTTCTCAATTATTTTAGAATCATTACTGCAATATAGAGATTATACCATATGAGACATAGTTTGTAAAAATAAATAGAAAACAGGTGATAACATGGCAGATTTTATAAAATTAAATGGCATATGGGTGCCTACTCCTGCCTCTTTTGATTGGCAGATGTCAGACCTTGATTCATCAGCTGAGAGGTCTGCATCCGGCTATGTAATCAGGGAGAGAATTAGAAGCGGAGTGAGGAAGACAACATTTAACTGGTCAAGTATGGCAGATATGGAGAAGTTCTATAATTTTATAAAGATCTTGGAACAACTTCCGCCTGAATTTGAAATGATGTTTCCTGATGCCACCGGCGAAATACTAACAAAGACAATGTATAGGGCTGATGTAACGGCTAATATGTACAAATATGCAGACAATAAAAGCTATTGGAAAGACCTAAAAACAAGTTTCGTAGAGGTGTAGACATGATAAATACAACGCAAGAGTGGAAAGATAACATCTACAACAGCAATGCAGAAAAACGAATAAGAATATCTGTAGGCGATACTGTACTAACCGATGATGATATACAGGGAAAACTTGAAATACAAGAAACTTGTACAAACTCAAAGGATATAAAAATCGGCAGTTGTATTGCATCTAACTTGAAATTTAATCTAACAAACAAAGGTCAATCCATAGACTTCCTGAATAATGAAATATCGGTTGAAGTTGGATTAAAGACAGGAGCTGAATTTGAATACATCCCGATGGGAATTTTCAGAGTTGATGAAATAGACGATAAGGACGAACGAGTGTATAAAATCACTGCAAGAGACAGAATGAAACTGTTTGATAAGGATTGCAGTGATTTTTTAATGTCAAGGACGTACCCGATTACTTTGTCTGATTTGTTGCATCAGCTATGCGTATACGTAGGTGTGCAGCTCGAAAACACATCTATCATAAATGGAAACTATCAGGTAGACGATAATTTTGCCACCATGAGCATAACAGGGCAGCAGATACTTGCGTGGATTGGTGAGGTATCTGCAAGCTTTATAAATGTCAATAGATATGGCAAGCTTGTATTTAAGACCTTTACACCTGTTACTAATAACATAACTGATAGAGACTACATAGACATTACGGCCGCAAAATATACAGTGCCTAAAATAACTCGGGTACAGGCAGGAGTAAAGGAAGATGACTTAGGTATAATAGTAGGAACAGGAAACATAACCTACAGCATAATAAATAATCCTCTGCTATATACAATGTCAGAAGCACAAATTGCACCAGCATTGCAAAATATATTGACACGATTACAAACTATACCTGTATATACTCCCACTAAATTGTACGGTAAGGGTAATCCAGCTGTAGAAACAGGCGATATAATAAGCGTTTCTACAGTCAAAAGACAAGCCATTGACATATTAGTCATGGATAGGAAATTTGTGTATCAAAAGTCATTTAGAGACACATACGAAAGTTTTGGAACGCAGGCAGTTGGAGAAAAGAGGATTGTCCAAAGTAACATTATTCAATTAAAAGGAAAATTCAATATTCTAACAAGAACCCTTGACGAAAACACTTTACGATTAGGAGACGTAGAGAGAGGATATAACGAGATATCACAAACTGTAGACGGTACTGTATCAGAGATTAGTGATATACATGGAAACATCAATGAAATTACGCAAGATGTTAGTAATTTTAAAGTTGAAATAAACAACAAAGTAGAGCAGATAGAGTTAACCCCTGGCCCTCCTGGTAAGGATGGTCCTCAAGGACTTCCTGGAACGCCTGGCGTGGATGGCGAGACCTATTATACATGGATAAAATACGCCGACACTCCAGTATCTGGTATGAGTGATGACGCTACTGGAAAAATATATATGGGAATTGCTGTAAATAAAGTAACTCCTAATGAATCAACTAACTATAGTGACTATACATGGAGCCTGACTAAAGGTGAACAAGGTGTTCCGGGACAGAAAGGTACAGACGGTAAAACAACATATACATGGGTAAAGTATGCTGATACTCCTAAAACAGGAATGTCAGATAATCCGACCGGAAAACTGTATATAGGTTTAGCGTTTAATAAAATGACGCAGACAGAATCAACTAATTATGGCGATTATGCTTGGAGTTTGATGCCGCAAAATATAGACATTGACGGGATTGTAGATGGCAAATTGACAAGCTACTATACAAAAACCGAAACAAACAGTCAGATAAATCAGGCTAAAGATTCAATAAATTTGTCTGTAGACACCAAAATAAGCACAGCTACAACAACAATCAATCGTCGAACAGATGAAATATTAAAAAGCTATAGTACAACACAGGAAATGAATTCAGCAATAGAACTCAAAGGTGCAGAAATAGATTTATCAGTATCTAAAAAAGTATTAGGGACATATTACCAGTCGGTACAACCCCAAAATCCAAAAGTAGGCGAGTTTTGGTATAATCCAGGTATAGATTTTACAGTAGATAATTTGAATATGACTGTTAATGAAATGACTATGACAGTTGATAGTTTGGTGTTTACACCAAGCGCCTTAAAACGCTGGAATGGATCTAAATGGGAAGAAGCAAAAGATACCGAGACAAGCAGAAGCATAGGCGAATTAAATATAAAAGCTGGTAGTATAGAATTAAGAGTTGCAGAGACGGAAAAGAATTTAGATGCTGTAAAAATAAACATGTCTGAAATAAAACTAACTACAGACAGTATAACTTTGCGTGTATCAGAGACAGAACAAGGCGTAAATGATGTTAAAAATAAGGTAACTGAAATAAAACTAACTACAGACAGTATAACCGCTGCTGTAAATGCCGCAAAATTAACATTTGACGATAGTTTTGGCTTGACTATCAAGAATGGCGGCTTTCGTATATTAGGCAATAGTAATGTGGAATTATTAAAAACTACAGGTGGGCATCTTGAAATGTTGGGATATTTACAGACAGGTACAGGGCAGGATGCAGTTAAAATAGATAATACAGGCATATATTTTAATACTAATAATGTATGGGATACGAGAATAAAAAGAAATGGCACAGGAATTATGATACAGTCAGACGGCAGTATTTCTTTTAATAATCTATTTGGACGTAGTTGCAGTTGGACGGCTATAAATATAAATGGTACATTCCATACCTTTTTATCCGGTGGTGCTTTAGTAATATAAGGAGGCATATATGAAATTAAGAGAATTAATAAAAGTAAAAGATAGTCTTACAAATTTTGCAAATATAAGGCTATCAAGTGCACAAGATAACTACAATGTATTTAAATTGTACAAGCAGGCAGAAGATGAAATAACTAATTACAACGCACAAAGAGATAAAATCATAATAGAATACGGAGAAAAAGACAGTGAAGGAAATGTTTCTGTACAGCAAAATAATCCGAATTTTGATAAAGTAATACAGGCTATTGTAGAACTTGAGGATTTAGATATCAAAATTAAATTTGAAAAAATATCTGTAAAATCAAGTGAGTTAAATTTGTCTGCTGTAGATATTTTTAATTTAGAAAATTTTGGATTAATTGAAATAAAGGAAGGCGATTAAATGGCGATTGAAAGAATATATGGCATACAATAGAATTTTTTATGCCGACACAGGAGAAAGGGGACCCCGCATTGGCACGGGTAGTCGCTAATATTTTCGGCATGGTATATATGTATGCACCCGACAATCAAGCATAAGGATAGGAGTGATGAATATGTCATTAGATTTACAAGAAATTTTAGGGACAGATTCTGGTAAAAATGCTTTTTTATAAAGCAGATGGAAATATTGTCTATTAATAATATGGTACCAAGTTTTACTGTACAATACACGTGTTACACGCAGAATACTCCAGCAGATTTTATTTATACTGTAGTATTAAACGATTAATTGGAGGTCGATATTATGGAATTGGAAAAAATCTTAGGTACAGATACAGGAAAAGAAGCTTTTTTTAAAACAGACAGAAATTTTATACAATTGGATACCTTAGTTGGATTAGGTGGAGTTATCGAAAGTGGAAGTAACGCAAGTGGTAATTATATTAAATTTGCAGATGGCACTCTTTTATGCACTTATAACGCAACGGTAACAGACCAAGCAATTACAGATGCTTGGGGTAGTATGTTTACGGGAATAAGAACATGGAGCTATCCAGCTAGCTTTATCTCGTCGCCTTCTGTAATTGCATCAATTTTCAGATGGGGCACAGGTGCGAGCTTCGGTTCTTGTTGGTCTAACAGTGAGGCAGCTGCTACTATGCGAGTATATGATATATCGACTAGAGCAATTGGAGAATTTACTATTCTTGGTTTTGTTGCAATTGGGAGGTGGAAAGCATGATTAATTTAATTGAAACACCACAAAGAGCAGACTTTAAAGCAGAATACATTGTAAATAATGACATATTGACAGTAAAAATTAATGACGTAACAGAAACCTTTGATTTTACAGGACTTGCAGAGGGTGTAGCGGAAGAAATAGCAGTAGAAACATTGCCGATTAACCCTATTATAAGTGCTGAAAAAATAGGTGAAACTGTTAATATTAAAGTAATCAGATTTTACGGACAAGATGAAAAGGGATTATTCGAGGGGGGACAACATGACTAAAATTATATGGAAAACTCAAGAAGAAATTGAAGCTGAAAAGAATGCACCAAAAGAGCCGACAACGGAAGAAAGACTACAACAAGCAGAAGATACTATATTATTTTTATTAATGAATGGAGGCATATAATTATGGTATACGGATTTTTATTAAATATGTGGATTATGAAAAGAATTGATGAAGTTTATTTAACTACAATGGTTAGTCTTAACAGAATAACAGAAGAAGAAAAACAAATGATACTTGCAACACCGCAATTGTCTTAGGGAACAAAAGAAAAATTTGGCGGAATAAAATAAACATTTAAGAATAAGACTAAATAGGTCTTTTTTATTTGAAGGGAAGTGATTGTATGGGAAAGTGGAAGCTGATTTTGTGTTCATTGGGATTAAGTTTTATTCCGGCATGCATTGGGTTGGGCGGAAAGGAACTACAGTTAGTAGATTGCCTATAGGATATTCACCTAAAAGAAAAATTTATTTTAAGGGGTATGGTGATAATAATTTAGAGATTCTTTTCACTATAAATCCAAAAGGTCATATAATTTTAAATAGCTCCGGGGGTGCAATAGACAATGTAAATGCTCATGTTGTTTTTATTGCATCAGAGGATGAACTTTGAAAAAAGCTTAATATTTAGAGCTTATTAAATAGGCTCTTTTTTAATGCAAGAAAAATTTAGCAACGATTAGGCGGTGAGACATGAGCATAGAATTAACCATACTGATATCAGTAGTGTCTGTAGCATTTGCGGTTTATGCAGGCATAAACAATATGAAAAGAAACAGCACAGCAGACATAAAAAAAGACGCTGTTGAGATGGCAACAATAAACGTAAAATTAGACACAATCGGCAGGGGCGTAGATGATATAAAACTAGAACAAAAAACTATAAATAAAGATATTAAAGATTTAAGTAACAGAGTTTTGAAAGTTGAGGAATCAGCAAAATCAGCTCATCACAGGATTGATGATATAATTGAAAGGAGTTAAAAATATGGATATGGAATTATTAAAAGAATTTATTAAGCCAGAGGTATTAATATTAATACCAGTGCTTTACTTAATAGGAATAATGCTTAAAAACACTACTTTAATTAAGGACAAGTTTATACCGCTTGTTTTAGGACTTGCAGGCATTATATTAGCTGTTGTGTGGATATTAGCAACAAAAGGCACCGACAACATTTATATGGCTATATTTACAGCTATAACACAGGGTATACTATGTGCAGGAGCTAGTGTGTATGTGAATGAATTGTTTAAGCAAGGAGTTAAAAATGAGTAGAATATTTGAAGGGGCTTGCAGGATATCAAGCCCCTTAGGGGCACGTGCCTTAGGCAACGATTACAGATTTCACAAAGGTATTGATTTTGTTGGAATAGACAGTAAAAATATTATTTCTCCTACTAACGGGAAAATTATTTCCTCCCAGATTATTACGGATAAAAATAATCTTACATGGGAATGGGGAAATTACGTCAAGATGGATGATTTAAATGGCTTTTGGCTGTTTTTTTGTCACTTGTCTAAGAGATGTGTAACAGCGGGGCAAACTGTCGCTAAAGGTCAAATAATCGGTGTAGAAGGGCAAACTGGATATAGCTTTGGCAGTCATCTGCATTTTGAGGTTAGAAAAAAATCAGACAATGTATCAATTGACCCTAATGAATATTTTAAGATATTAGATGAATGGGAGAAAAAACATGAAATGAATATAAATCAAGCCTTAAAAATACTAAAAGATAATAACATAATAAGCAACGTTGGGCCGTGGAAAACGACAATTGAAACAGGAAAGTATTTAGAAACGCTTATTATAAATATGGCTAAAAAATTATCCCGGGTGTAATGCCCGGGATATTTCACCTGCACAGCTCATCCAATGACACCGACAAGGCATCAGCCAGTTTGATGGCAGTTTGAATTTTGAAATTTACGTCCTTGCTTTCGATGTCCTCTATCGTTCGGGTAGGAACACCGGAGAGCTGGGACAGTTGGGAGATGGTGAGTTTTCGGTCAGTTCTTAGCTTTTTTAGGTTCATTTTTTTCCTTTTTTCCCGGTTTTATGGTTGACCGGGAAACCAAATTTTTTCTAGTAAATAAGTTCGAGCCTATCTTCATAAACTTCATTCATATACCAGTTCACAATGTCATCAGGTCCAGTGCTGTCTTTTTCATACAGCTCCATGAAGTTTTCAAGCTGTGCGTCTGTCAGTTCAAATTTGTCTGCGTTTACTCCCATCTCTCTGTGGACTACCCACATGATGTGACCTTTCAATGTGATGTGGTCTATTCCCATAGTAGTTGGTGTGATTTGAATTGCTTTCATTATATTTCCTCCATGTTTTATTTTATGATTCATTATACCACGGTCGACCGTGTATGTCAATACCTTTTTTAAAGTTTTTTTAAATTATTTTTTTTTGTTGGGATTGCAAGGACTGTAGTAATTATATAAATTTACAGGGCAGCCGGTCATTATACCGTAAACTCTTTCACCCTCCACATTGAACCCCTCTTTTATCTTGAACCGATAAGAACCCTTTGTTTTCAATGGTTTCAGCTTTAACGGTTCAAGGTTCAAGATATATCCCTCTATATTCTTTATTTTTAAGGTATTATATCTATATAAAATAAGTAATTAAAAAATATATTTCATATAATAACTTATAGTAATCTTGAACTTCTTGAACTGAACATATTCAAACCCTTACAGTACAGGTCTTTCAATCGGTTCAAGGTATATCAATCCATCTTGAACCATCTTGAACCTTATCTTGAACCACTACCGCTTTGAAAAGCAATTGCCTTTCCTAATATTCTAATTTCATTAAGTTCTTCATTTTTATAAACCATAGGCTTATAATTTGGGTTTTCAGAAACAAGAAGAACTTCATCTTCACTGATATAAATTCTTTTCAATGTAGCTTCATCACCAATAAGAACTGCACCAATTTCACCATCATTAACAATTGGTTGCTTCCTGATAAAAACTATATCACCATCAGTGATTCTTGCATTTATCATACTATCCCCTTTAACCCTTAAACAGAAATCAGCATGTATATTTGAACCTGCTTCAACATAACTTTCAAAATGTTCATCAGCAAATATTGGTTTACCTGCTGCTATACTTCCCAATAATGGAAATTTCTTTGTTTCAATCCTTAAAATATTATCAGGATATTTTTTGTTTAATCTTTCCATTGGTACATCAAAACCCATCAACCAAGCTTCACTTACATCCAATGCTTTGGCAATTAGAAAAATACCTTTTTGTTTTGGTTCATATTTACCTGAATAATATTGACTTATTGCTGATTTTCCAAGACCAGTCTTTTCAACAATATCAACTTGTTTCATATTTCTTATATTCATAGCTTCTTGCATTCGTTTTGAAAAAGACTCTTTCATTAACATACACCTTCCTTTTGAAATCTTAATTTCAATTATATTATACACCAAAGTTCAAGAAATTATAACTAAAATATAAAAAAAGTTTAGAAATCTGAAAAAAAGTATTGACATATTTTTTAATAAGGTATAATATAGAGATAGTTCAAGTAACTGAACCAAAAGTTCAAGAAAGGAAAGGTGTTAAATTATGAAAAGAAAGTACAGTAAAATTTACTATAGGAGTAAAGATAAGTTATTTGGATTCAGATATAACTATGAAAATAATATGCTTGAATGGGTTTCCAAGTGGGATATGGTTTGGAATAAAGAAACTAAAGAATATGATGATGTAACCCTTCCTGATTGGAAAGTTACAGATGCAGTTGGATTGAGTTTAGACAATTGGAAGGATGACCCTGATTATTGGGTTGATTACTACCAAGAACAAATAAGTGAAGAATGTTCTTATGAATTACAATACATTTAATTGTGAAAGGATGATGAATATGGATCATGCTATAAATTCATTACAACCATTTTATGAAGTTACAAGAGATTGGTTCATTGAAGAACATAGAACAGGTAAATATAAGAAGTATTCAGATAACCCTTATTATGAAGAAGTTAAAGCATTACTTGATGCTATGAATACATTAAGAAAATATATAGGTTGGGAAACTATCAGATTGAAGGATGGAGTTGAGTTTTATTTGCAAGATTAAAGGATGGTGAACCTGATGAAATACAATAGAAAAATTAAGAATAAAAATATTAGGTATTGTTTGGTTGGAAAAAGGGTTTTTAATAGATTAAGAGCAGCTGAAGAATATTGTGAAAAGCATAACCTTGATGTTGATGAAAATATCCTTTCTGAAAACCCTAAAATATTAGAAGAAGCAAAGAACATTTGTAGAACTATTCTTCCAATTCTTCATGATATGAAAAAAGAACTTCAAGATGTATATGATGAACAAGCTAATATCTATCATAGAAAAGTTGATGATTTTAAGGAAGCTGAAACCAAGCGTGATTTACTTCGTGATTATAAAAGGGAACAGATGCAAAGAGCATTAGGTATTCTTGAAGGGATTAGTATGGTTAGGGGTGTTATAGATAAACAAATACAAGTTCATGAACAGGTCAAAATATTACATGGATACGAAAGGAAGCGATTTTGAATGAAAGATGTATTGTTTGATTATTCCAAGTTGAGAGGAAAAATCAAAGAAGTATTTGGAACACAGTCTGCATTTGCTGCTGAAATGCAAATGTCACCTGTTTCCCTGTCTGAAAAGCTGAATAACAAAGTGCAATTCAGTCAGAAGGAAATTGACAGAGCATGTGACCTGCTTCAAATTGCAAAAGAAGGAATACCCATATATTTTTTTACACCAAAAGTTAAGGAAGCTTAACCAAATAACAAGAAAGGATGGTTGAAAATGAGTTTTGCAGCTAATTTGAAAAGGGCAATGGATGAAAGGAATTTGACAAGAACTTCAAGAAATAAAAAAAGAGCTCCAAGATATTCGCAGTATCTTAGAGCAAAATGAAAATAAGTCAGATATAAACGTAATTGTTGAAAAGATTCAATCTTCATTAATTAATACTTTTGATAAAACCGAATAAAGCAAATTGTTACAATACTTAACTGATTCGACAAGAATGGCAGCATATAAAGAAGAATCTTTGCCTTCGTGTTTTACAGAGAAATTATTCACCGTTTTTATAAAGTCTTCAGATACTTTAGAACTATTTTCTTTGACAGATTCTTTAAATACTTTATCGAACTGCTCTTTGTTCATTATAATCACCTTCTTTGAGGTTGATTATAGCACAGAAGTAAAAATATGTAAAAATAAACCAAGGAGGAAACTCACAAATGAAAAACAAACTATTTTTAATCTTCATCATCTTCTTGCAGGTACTGTTAATTTCTGTAACCTACAGTTTAGATACCCTGCAAGCCGAAGAAGTACAAGCATATCGATACCGCTTGGCAGTCGTGGAAGGTAAATACCTGGCAGAGAAACAGAACCACGACCAAACAAGATTGGACCTTGCACTTGCTAAAGGAATGCTGGAGGACAAGGACAAGCAATTACAAGCAGTACAGCAGGGCATATACTTAGGCGAATTTGAGGTTACATATTATACCGCCGGAGAGGAAAGCACAGGGAAGACAGAAGCGCATCCAGCATACGGAATAACAAAGTCCGGCACTACTGTAGAAGATGGCAGGACTATAGCGGCGGATTGGGATGTACTGCCACAGGGCAGCAGAGTGTGGATTGAAGGAGTTGGCATAAGAACCGTGGAGGACACAGGCGGAGCGATAAAAGGTAATAAATTAGACATTTATGAGCCTGATTACGAGGTCGCAATGCAGAAGGGTAGGCATCCGGCGAGGGTGTGGGTGTTAGGAGATGCAAGATGAACAAACAACAGATAGATAATCTAAAAGAAGAAATAGCAATCTGTAAAATTGTAGTAAAAGAACTTGCTGTACTGGTAAAGAAATATGAAAAGCAGGTTGATAAAGAAAAAGAGAAAGAGAAAAAACTACAACGGTATGAAGATTTGGAACAGGCGCGGGAAGCTTATGGATTTGGAGAAATTACAAAACAGGAATTTGAAAAATTGCAAGATTACTTTGATTGCAAGGAACAAAACAAAACTGTAAAAGAATTGTATTTACAATACATAGAGAAGGAATACAGGCTTGAAAAGAAGAACTTATCAGATTTGGAAAAAGAGTTGTTTAAAGAAGAGTTAGTAAGTATTGCAAGAAGTTAAGAGAATAGGAGGCACAGTATGAAATTTAGCGCAGCGAAATTTAAAAAGGATAAACGGTTCAGAAGATTACTGGACGATAAGCACCTTGAAGCGCTTGACGGTCGTGAGGTTATAGACGAACAGATTGATTACGAAGTTGACGGTAAAGAGTTTTATATATACCCGGTTGTACCGGAGTGGTGTGAGGAGGCACAGGATGGAGATTGAAAAAGCAATAAAGTTATTAAAAGCGGATAAAGATTTAATTAGTAGAAAAGTTACAAGACATACTTTTTACGAATATGAAGAAGCAGTCCAAGCACTTGAAAAACAGATACCATATCAACCATCAGAAATTGATTGTGTAAATGAAGAAAACAACATTTTAGATGGATATTGTAAGTGTAATAAATTAGTAGATTCACGAATGAAATATTGTCGTTTGTGCGGTCAAAAATTAGACTGGGAGGTAGAAACGGATGAATGATATAGAAAAGCTAATTGAATATATAAAAGACCACAGCAATAATTATTTAGGTTCAAAGGCAACATTAAAAGAAATAGAAATCTTTGAATATATGTATGATTTGCTTATTGGAACACTTGAAAAACAATTAAACGGTGGTTGGATTCCTGTAGACGAAAACCCGCCGTTGACAATCGAAGAACTAAAGCAGATGAACTATCAACCGATATGGATACAAAATATTAATTCTGAAATTGGTTTAGATGGTTGGGGGATTTTCAGAGCAACACAAGTTAAGCAGATAGCAAATTGCCAATGCGAAGCAAATATAAGCTATTATATGAAGGATTACGGTAGAAAATGGCTTGCTTACAGGAGGAAATCAAATTGATTAAGAGATTTTGGGACAAGCTTACAGATGATCAGGAGTACATAAGACTTAAATTAGGACTAGCTTTGGTATTGATAATCATAGGGATGATGCTGGATGGGAGGATGTAAAATTGAAAAGACATGCTAACGAATTTTTAAGGACAAGTTCTGGCAGATTAGCTGGCTCCGGAATGAACGAAGATAGATATGATGATGAATCAATGCCATCAGGATCTACATATTCTGGTCAGCCTATACTTACAAAAGAATATGTAGACTACATGAAAAAAATAGAAGAAGAACAACCTGTTACAACTTACAAATTAACTAAAGAGGAAATGGAAGAATATTTAAAGAAATTTAAGGAGGTACAGAATGGAAATTAATGATGCACTTAAAAAGCAGACACCGATGGACGTTTTAAATCAAACTGCTACAAGCGGAAACTGTCCTGTATGCGGAAAATGGGTGAATATAGGAAACATATATTGTCCAAAATGTGGACAACGCATCAGCTGGGAGGTGAAGGAATGAACTACAAAATAGATAAAATCATCTACGATTATCAAAACATAATTAGAGATGATGGCGAAGTAAGCAGAAATGAACTTAAAAAAATGCTTATGATGGATGATGAAATATTGTCTATATACAAAACATCTTCCAAAATAAACAGCTTGATAAACATGATATTAAAGCCACGTGAACGCAAAAGCACTCACCCGGATAAAGCGGAAATTGATGAGCGACTAAGACTTTATAATGATGGGATGACAGATTCGGATATTGCCAAAATACAAAGTCGCTGCGTTGCAAGCATTACACGCTGGAGGCATGAAAGAAATTTACAGTCGAACATGAAAAAAATAAACAAAAACAAAATGAACGAACGAATTAAATTATATTATCAAGGCTATTCAGCAAAGGAAATAGCAGAAATTACAGGCGATAAAAAGTCTGCAATAGAAAATTATATTTACAAGCTTAAGAAAGGAGGGAAAATAAAAAACCGCTCTGCGGGAACAGGAACGGCACAAAAATAACTAACTAAGATAAGTATAACAGATAATAAAAAAATTGCAAGGAGAAAAGCTATGGAAATTAAAGGTTTTAAAGGATTTAACGATAAATTACTAGGAGGCGCGAAATGTATAAATGCTTAGATTGTGGACAACTCTTTGAAACTCCTAAAGAGTACATTGAAGAAGAAAAGATTTACGAAGGTTGCCCTGACAGAGAGTGCCGAGGAGCATATTTGAAAGCTTTTAAATGCTCATATTGTGAAGATTACAAACTGTATGATGAAATCTATGGAGATATGTGCATTGAATGTGCAGAAAAGGAATATACGGACAGACTTGGGCTTAAATATCTTGACAGTCACAAAGAAAGTTATCTTGATTTTTATGGAGTGGAGCAGGTTGACAGAGACTTAAAGGCTAACTTGATAGAAGTTTTAGAAAAAGATTATCAGTCAAAAATTGATATGGATACTGACTGGAATCACAAATTGAAAGACCTAAAGGAATACATACTAAATGATATGGACGAATGGGTTAAATTTTTGAAGGAGGAAATTTAATGGCTACTGAAAAATACGGAGATTTGCAAATTGATGATTACAGTATAAATGATACGGGCGATATTTATGAAATTTTAAAGGAGGACAAAAATGAACTTATACGAATTAACAGGAGCTTACCTGAAACTACAGAATTTGATTGAATCAGGAGAAGTAACAGAGGATGATATCGAATCTATAAGCGATACAATCGACATTAAGGCAGAAAATTATGCCAAGGTTATAAAGAACCAAGAGGGCAATATAAATGCCCTTAAAACTGAAATAAACAGGCTTACGGATAAGAAAAAGTCTATAGAAAATAATATTGACCGTATGAAAGAAAGCCTTAAAGATTCCATGATTACGACAGGCAAGGAAAGAATTAAGACAGATTTATTTAATATCAGTGTGGCGAATAATCCACCAGCCTTAAAAATTACCAATGAAAGTATAATACCTAAATCATATTTTACAACTGAAACTATTAAAAAATTGGACAAAGCGAGATTAAAAGAAGATTTAAAAACAGGGAATATATTTGTCAATGGCGCGGAATTAACAGCAGGAAAGAGGTTGAGGATTAAATGAGCAAAGCATTACTTTTAATGGGCGAATCAGGAAGTGGCAAAACTACCTCTATGAGAAATTTAGATCCTAAAGAAACGTATTATATCGACTGTGATAAAAAGGGTTTATCGTGGAAAGGATGGCGACAGCAATACAATAAGGAAAACAAGAATTATTTTGCAACAGACGTTGTTGATAATATCAATAAAACTATCATAGGTGTCAATAAAACACGTCCTGAAATTAAGTATGTTGTTATAGACACGATAAACGGAATCATGGTGGGCGATGAGATGAGGCGGAGCAAAGAAAAGGGCTATGACAAGTGGATAGACCTTGCGCAGTGCATCTGGGATTTAGTGGACCATGCTTACGCTTTTAGGGATGATTTAACTTTAATATTCCTAGCACATACCCAAACAGAAAGAGATGAGACTGGATATACATTTACTAAGGTTAAAACATCTGGTAGGAAGCTAGATAAGATTTGTTTAGAAAGTAAATTTAGCATTGTATTAGTCGCTAAAAAAAGTGGTGATAGATACATATTTGAGACACAAGCAAATAATAGCACTGCTAAATCACCTATGGGAATGTTCACAGAATTAGAGGTTGAAAATGATATTACAAAAATTATAGAAGCTATGGAGGAATTTTAAATGAGAAACCTAGGACTAGAAAACGTACAAGAAGCACAGGAATTTACAAAATTACAGCCGGACGGATATATATGCATTATAACAGGTGTGCAGGATAAAACAGATAAAAAATACTTGGAAATATGCTATGACATAGCGACCGGAGATAGAAAAAATCATTTTTACAATTTATACAAACAATTCGGAAGCTGGCCAAACAGTGGGATTATTCGCCGTTCATACAAACAAAAAGCATTACCTTTTTTCAAGAGTTTTATAACAGCAGTAGAGAATTCAAACTCTGGTTATAAATTCAACTATGACGAGAAAAAACTTGTTAAGAAAATATTCGGTGCAGTACTTGCAGAAGAAGAATATGAGAATCAAGAGGGAGAAATCAAGACAAGAATCTATGTAGCGCAAGTTAGAAGTGTAGACAAAATTAGGAACGGAGATTTTACAGTACCAGGGCTTAAAAAATACGAAATTAAAAACACTGAGCCTGTATTTCAACCTTTAACCGATGAGGAAATGAACGAATTACCATTTTAAGGTGGTGCAATATGGCAACAAAAGCCGACAGAATCAAAGAAATAGAGGCGTCTATGGGAAGTATAGACGCCTTGACAACAGAAGAAATAGACGCATTACAAGCCGAATACAACGAGCTTACCGAAGATGAATATTGCTCCTTAACAAAAGAAGATTTGATAAGCCCCGAATTATTTGATAAGCTTCTTAACCTTAAAGATGGCTTTGAACGTACGCAGGCTGAAACAATGTGCATTAACAGAGCTAGAGAGTTAAAAGTTGTTAATGATTTCAATAGAAATTACAAGGCATATAAAATTAGCATAGCTGAAAAGCAAGTAAATAAATTCGGATTAAAAACAGATTTTCCTGATCAGCCTCTTGCATTAATATGTGGTGAGTGGATTGCTAATGGATATGGTGTTAAGAGGAATAAAGTAAACATGAATAACGGCAATGTAACACTGGAAGTAGCAAGTCCTATACCGATTATGCCAGTAGAAATACTAGAAAATATGGATACAGGTATTGAAAAAATCAGGCTGGGATACTATAAAAAAGGCTGGAAATATCTGATATGTGAACGGTCAAAAACTGCGAACAACAATAAAATTATTGAACTTGCGGACAAAGGGGTTGAGGTTAATTCAGAAAACAGCAAGCTCCTTGTAAGCTTCATAGCTGACTGTGTTGCTATGAATCTAAATACTTTACCACGTCACAAAGCAATAAGCCGGCTGGGCTGGGTAGACAATGAATTTATGCCGTATGATTCAAATATAAAATTTGATGGTGAAAAAGAAAATAAATATTTATTTGAAGCGGTGGAACAAGCGGGAAGTTACGATAGATGGGTTGAGTTTATGGAACCACTTAGGAAAAATCTATATACCCGGTTAACTATGGCGGCAAGTTTCGCAAGTCCACTAATAGAGAAAGTTAACACATTGCCTTTTGTATTCCATTTATGGGGAGGAACCGGTAATGGAAAGACAGTCGCAATTATGGTGGCTATGAGTATCTGGGGAAATCCTAAGATGGGCAAAATGGTACGTACTATGAATATGACAGCTAATAGTATGATGACAACAAGCGCATTTTTATGCAATATACCGTTTGCGGGTGATGAACTCCAGACAATTAAAAATAAATGGGATAATTATGACAATCTAATTATGAAAATTACAGAAGGTATTGACCGTGGCAGAATGAGTTATGACAAAAATAATGAACTCAAGACATGGAAGTGCAGTTTCTTATTTACTGGGGAGGAACCTTGTACTAAATCATCATCAGGTGGAGGCACTAAGAATAGGGTTATAGAAATCGAATGTACTGACATGGTTGTTGAAAACGGAAGAGAAGTTGTCGGTTTCATAAACGAAAATTATGGATATGCAGGAATTAAATATATCGAAGGTATCAGAAAAGAAAAAAACTTGCAAAAACAGTATACAGATATATTTAATGAAATTATATTAACCTGCGATACTACAGAAAAACAGGCTATGGCAATGGCTACAATGTTATTAGGAGACAAATTAGCTTGCAAATATATATTCAAGAATGACACAGCACTAAATATAAACGATATATCAGATTTTCTTACAAGCTCCAAGGAAATTGATGTAACAGAACGTGCATATGATTTTGTAATAAATCTGATAGCAAGGAATAGTAATAAATTTCCTGATCAAATAGATGACAGATTTAATTCAAACTACATAAGCACAGAAGTTTGGGGACGGATAGAACACGATTCAGTATTAATAAACAAAGACGTGCTTACCAAAGAAATGTCATCCGAAGGTTTTGAATTCGAAGCGGTAAAAAGTAAGTGGGCTGATAAAGGATATTTAATAAGAAATAATCGAAATAAATTTACTTTTCAAACCCACTGTTACGGAATTAAGGCAAATTATGTAAAAATAAAGCTAAAAAATGATGATGAAAATAGGTTTTAACGTTGAAATTTCAACAGTGCTTACCATTTTAATTTAGGTAAGCACAAGGTAAGCACTCTGAAAGTATTGAAAAATGCCTATTATATATACCTATACTTACCTACTTACCATACTTACCTATATATAGTATACGTATAGGCAACTCAACATTAGTATTTTCTGTGTGTTCTATATATATATAACACCTATTCCGGGTTTTTGGGTAAGCAGGTAAGCACCTTAGTGTTTGCAATGGTTACAGCGTTCGAAGAGGTAAGTATTAGGTAAGTATAAAGTAAGCACCTTGAAATTTCAACACTTTACGAGGTTTTTAATGATTAAATTAAGGAAATATCAGGAAAATTTAATAAATAAAATAAAAATACAGCTCCTTCAAGGTAAAAAATCGATATGTGCAGTACTGGGATGTGGGGCAGGAAAATCAATTATACAAGGCATGATTGCCAAAAGTGCTACAGATAAACATAATCAAGTCCTCTTCCTAGTACATAGGAAAGAACTCTGTAAGCAGATAGAAAATACATTTACAGAGTGCGGCGTAGATTTCGATTACTGTCAGATAGGTATGGTACAGACTATTACAAGGCGTTTAAGCAAAACTAAAGATCCTGTAATAATTATCACTGATGAGTGTCATCATTCTGCATCAGCGAGTTATACAAGGATATATGACTACTTTAAACAGGCTACACGTTTGGGATTTACTGCAACTCCTATACGAATGAATGAAGGTGGATTAGGTAAGGTTTACGACAGCTTGGTTGAAGGGGTATCGACTAAGTGGTTAATAGAAAATAACTATTTATCACCATATAAATATTACTCAGTAAAATTAGCAGATACTTTAGGACTACACGTAAAACGTGGAGATTTTGATAGTAAGGAATTAGCGGCGCTAATGGAGCAGAAATATATTTATGGAGATACAATAAAAAATTATGTAAACCTTGCTAATGGTAAAAAAACAATAATATACTGTACATCTATAAAGTCAAGCATAGCGACAGTAGAAGAGTTTCAGGCGGCAGGCATTAAAGCTGCACACATAGACGGAACTACGCCTGACAAGGAACGTAAGCAGATTATACAAGATTTCAGGAATGGCAAGATAACGGTATTAAGCAATGTAGATTTGTTTGGAGAGGGATTCGACGTACCTGACTGTGAGTGTGTAATTCTCTTAAGACCAACGAAATCATTAGCACTGTTTATACAGCAGTCTATGCGTTCTATGAGGTACAAGCCTAATAAAACAGCTATAATAATTGACCACGTAGGAAATGTATTTGAGCATGGTTTGCCGGATGACACAAGAGAATGGACACTGACAGCTAAAAAGAAGAAAACGCAAAGCGCAATACATGTAAAGCAGTGTCCAGTATGTTATGCGTGTATGTCAACAGGTGCAAAGATATGTCCAGAGTGCAAATATGTATTTCCGAAGCAAGAAATAGCAGAACGAAAAAAAATAGATACAGAGCTTGGAAAAATAGACAGAAAAACAATCATTGCTGCTAAACCGTTTAATTATTACAAGAAAATTAAGACGTTTGATGGAATGAGAGAGTTTCAGCAGGCGAAAGGATATAAATTCGGGTTTGTACTTCATAAATGCATGGAATTAAATATACCAATACCAAGCAAATATAAATATATGATTGAGAGGTTTTATAAATGAATGAAACAGATTTAATGAATAACATCAGATTAGAATTATCAAGATTAGGATTTACAGTATTCCGTGCGAATGTTGGGAAATTTAAATTAACTGATGGCAGATGGTTTGATGTTGGTTTGCCTCGTGGGTTCAGTGATTTATTTGCAATCAAAGACGGCAGAATATACTTTCTTGAAGTTAAGGTTAAACCAAATAAGCCAAGTCCAGAACAGATTAATTTTATTAGTCAAATGCAGAAGAAAGGATGTATTGCTGGAGTGGTTTATTCAGTGGAGGAGGCAATTGAATTATGTTCGACGACCCAAGGCCAGAATTAGAACAAGATTCAAATTTATGGGAATTATTTATTTCTGTATCGTATCTTATGGATGAACAGCTTGCGTATATACTTCATGGGTTCAGATGTGCAGGAGCAAGGTTATTAAAATCAAATTCTGGATATATAATGCGGCCAGAGTTCAATAAAGATTCACTTTGGGACAACCAGGCTGAATATGACAATGATAAGAAGCAGTATCTTATTAGATGCACAGATAAGATTATTGAGTGTTTAAATAGATTGGGAGGTGTGAAATGAGAGAGATTAAGTTTAGAGTATGGGATAAAATAAAGAAATTGTGGACTAATTGGAAAAGCTATGATGGTATGTTTTATTTCATGGACAAAAATACTGGTGTATGGATAAGAGATGACAAGTTTGAAAGATTTATATTATTGCAATACACAGGAGAAAAAGACAAGGACGGAAAAGAGATTTATGAAGGGGATATTGTTAAATATTTCGACAACAAAGAACATATTGTAGTAGTTGAAAATATTAAAGAGTTAGGGACTGGAATGTATTTAAAAAGAGTTGGAAGCGGTTATTATACTTTAAACACTAGTGCTATAAGGGATTATGAAGTAGAAGTTATCGGCAACATACACGATAACCCTGAACTGTTGGAGGTACTATGAGTGAATATTTAGATTTATACGAAGCAATATGGGAAAAAGCGGTCGAAGATGATATCAACGAAGTAGTAAAAGAATTATACGCAACAGGATTTAACAATGCATATGAACTATTTATTGAAAAACGTTTAGAAAAAAAGACAGATGCTATTGTTGATTTTAATGATAATGAAACGGTTACAAATGTTATTAAAGTTATAAAAGAACTACAAGCAACAAAAATGCTTGGCGAGTTTAAAAACGCAACGCTTTATGGAACAAATAATAATTATATAATAATTGCCGATAAAACATTTTACATTATAAAAAATATTAAAAGTATTAAAAAATTCAATACTGAATTATTGGAATATTGTAAAATCAAAGTAAGGGAAATTGAGCAGAGAATAAAAGAATTAGTTTATCAGGAAACTCAAGAATGGCCTAACAACAAAAAATATAAATTGAAAGACGACAAATACAATACAACACTAACTACACTAAAGGCAGAAATTGCAGATTATGCAATGAAAAAAATGGCAAAGAGATGGTACAAGCTATGAGGATAAATAAAGCTGTATTTAGGTATATAGAATTTGAATTATATAACTATGAGCAAACAAAAAAAGACCTTGAATTGGAAAGGGAACGGATATTAGAAAGTAGTCCCTGTCAAGAAGTAGCAGTGCAGTCAGATTTAGGAGATGCGACTGCAAATAAAGCAATTAAATTAACAACATCAGCTAATATTATAAAAAATGAAAGAGTTATAAACAGCATAGACAAAGCTATTAGCATTTTAGGGGACAAGCACGCAAAATTATTTGAACTTAAATATATAGATTGCAGACCACCTAAAGAGGTATGGTTATTAATGGGCGTATCGGATGTAACTTATTATCGTTACAGGAGAGAATTAATTGCTACAGTCGGACAAATGTTGGGGCTTGTAAATATATAATGACAAAATACTGACAGTTTTAGACCCTAAACATATGGTATAATGGTACTATGTAAAAATAGATACTTCGATACAGGTTTTTCATTTTAACCTCCTAACAAAGGACACTGCATTTAAAAAGCGGTGTCTTTTTAATTGTATCCGGACGGTGGGAGGATGTCATTTTAGATTGATAAATACACGTTTTAAAAATTGATATATTTATGATAGAGGGAGGTCCTAATGACAATAGGAGAATATATAAAAGCAACAGATAGAAAGACATATAATAAATTATTAAAGCTATGTGATTTTAAAGTTAAAAAGCCTATTGCGTTAGGTGACAGTATAGAAAATCTTATGAAGCATGACAGCTATAAGAGGGTGGGTAGGAGAGTAAGGCAGGTGTAATATATGGCAAGAGAATTTAGCAAAAAGTTTTATAATAGTAAGCAATGGATTAAGTGTAGGAATTCATTTAAGCAATCTAAGTTTCATATATGCAATAGATGTGGTGAGCCAGGGGAAGAAGTTCATCACATTATTTATTTAACACCAGAGAATATTAACGATCCTTATATTACCTTATCATTTGAAAATTTGGAACTTCTTTGTTCATCATGTCATTCCACCGAACATAATAGAAAGTATAAAGAAGTAGTAAGGAATGGTTTGAAATTTGATAACTTTGGTAATTTAGTAGTAGATGATGGCTAAATATGATATAATATATATGTAGGATAGACCGACGGGTCGACAAGCATAGTTTCCTGACTATGCTTCCTACATTATAGTTTAATCAGGACAAGCACTACAGGAGGTGTTATTATTATGAAAAAAAGTGGAATATACTGCATAGAAAATAAGTTTAATAATAAAAAGTATATTGGACAAGCAAGAGACTTAAACAAAAGGGAATACGAACATCTTAGAGGATTAAAAGGCAATTATCATTTTAATAATTATTTACAAAAGGCTTTTAATAAATATTCTCAAAAGGGTTTCGAGTTCAAAGTAATAGAAGAATGCAGAGAAGAATTACTTGATGAAAAGGAAATGTTCTATATTGAAAAATTCAATACTATGGACAAGACAAAAGGATACAATTTAAGAGCAGGAGGGCATAAGCCTAGACTATCCGAAATAAGTAAAAGCAAAATATCTTCAACTAGAATCCAGAGAATCAAAGAAGGACAAATTGTTCTTGGGGGATATAAATATACAGAAGAACAAAAAGAAAAGATATCAAAATCTAAGTACGAATTTTATAAAAACAATCCAAAGTTTAAAGAAGGACTTTCAGAACTAAAGGCAACAATAAGTATTGAAGAAATTAAGAAAATAAAAACGATGTTATACATGGATATGGATATCAATGAGATTGCAGATATAACTGAGGTAGGCATCAATATAATAACTCACATAGACCAAGGTAATACATTCCAACATATATTACCTAAATTGAATTACTATATTAAAAATAGATATGTAATCAATAAACAAAGGCAAATAAGTAAAGTGCTAAAAGAGTATAGAGAGGGGTTAACTTATAGTCAAATAGCAAGCAATAACAATATACACATAAGAACAGCTATAAGAATAGTACAGGGTCACAAGACACAATTTGATGAGCAAATGAGGGATAAGGCAACATCATACGAGTTAAATAAAAAACATAATATGGTTAGGCGAATGTATAAAAATGGTTGGACTACAGTTAAAATATCAAAACATTATAAAATGTCTAGGAATACTATAAGCGAGATACTAAATGGAGAATAACATAAACAAAGCATCCTTTTTGCTATTATAGAAGATAACAAAGTTAATATGTTAATTGAATATGATGGCATACAACATTACAAATCTAACGGTTGGGGAGAGGAAAAGTTCCAACAGCAGAAAT